GCTAGTGCTAACATCATCATAAATACAGCTTGGTCATCTTCAGCTCTTTGCGCTTGTATTTTAAGTAAATATTGTTTAATTAATTCGTCGCGGATTTCTGATTTGAGTTCCGCTGCATCTATAACAATGTTATCTTCAACTACAGGAGCTATAACATTAATCTTTTGAATCGGTGTTATAACTTCTGTCGCTATTATATTATCACCATAATACTTATTATTAGGTGTATCAATTACTAATTGTTCTTCTTGTTTCCTTACACTTCTTTCGTGAAGTCTCTTAAAGTGAGCAACTCCACCAAATAATGTTTCTTCTTGCGCTGCTTCATTTTCCTGATTTATCAATACACTAATATCATCTAGCGTAAAGTTAATCACTTGATTATTAGCCGTAGTTGCTACCGACTGATTAATCGTTACCGTTATATCGTCTAGCGTAAATGCAATAACTTGGTTATTGCCTCCGCCACTTTCAGTTAATGCGAGTAGTAATGACATTTACTACCCTTTCGTAGTCAATTAAAAAGTGTAAGCCGTCACTTATTCCCAATAAGCGTTGATGCCTACTTGCCCTCTAAATAATTCTGTTGCTGTAGCCGTACCATATGGAACTCTTAAGATAATGTGAGCATAAGTACCAGGCTCGACTACTACTGGAGCATCTAAGTTAATATCAACACGCTCAGAATTACTACCAGCTAAAGCGCCTACTAAGAATGACTGGCTGCCTAATGAAATACGTTTAGGTGAACGGGTAGCCGCTGCATCTGCTGTAGCTAGCGATACTGCTGTAGAGCCAACACCAAGAGTCCATTCTAATACTGTGGGAGTTGTGGCAACAGCAACGACAGCATTATATGTCTCTACCCAAACTCCACGAATAACCAAGTTTCTACCTGTAATGCCAGTTGTTGGCACGGGATTTAGATAGGCAAATAAAGCATAGTCGGTTTCTGCACCAGCGACAGCTGCGAATAAGAATCTACCACCTAGCGTAGCATAACCAGCCGCTGTGTTAGATAAAGTAGCTGTTGCTGGTACTGTAGAGTTCACATTATTAGATGTTTGTCCAGCCGCGCCGCCTGATGGCGTTTGTACTGCTGATAAACCTTGACCAGCCTTATTAGTTGCCCATAAACGCACATTATCCATGTCTTGCATAGACACAGTGTAATTAGCGATTCTAGCATTTATAACGGCAGAAGTCGTACCTGTATGATGATGCCTTACAGCCCACGGTACAGAGCCTGCATATAACACTGAGCCTGTAGCTACTGGTTTTGGTAATGTACCATATAGAATATCATTAATCCAAAACTCTACCTCGGTATCTGATAACGTAATATTATACTTATACACGGTATTGATAACTGGTGAAAACGTAAATGCTGAGGTTGTAGATTCAACACCATTGACGTTGATTACTCCTAGTACACCAGTGCTGTTAATACGGAAATATGAGCCATCTAGCGGGATTGAGGTAGATGCCGCGGCTGGCAAGAATCCACCAAAGTCTAAAACCCAATTTGTTACTGGGTTATTAGAAAGCGCCACAGCCTGTTCGAAATAAATACCACCCCCACCCTGAATAGGAAAGTGACGGTATGTTTGCAACTGACAACCTGTACCAGTGGTTGTTACGTTAGTACCGTTAGTGTTTAAGAAACCACCAGCCCACGTCATGGTTAGGGTGTTACTGGTATATTTATGCTTATTAAAGTTTTGAGCTACATAGTTAAAGTTATCATCATCCCAAACACTATCTATACCTGCTCGTAAACGGAAGTCAGGAGAAGTCTCAGGAGATTTTATAAAAGGAACGCCAGTAATAGTTCCTGGGTCATTTTCACTAAAAAGACGAACACCTCCTATAAATTCAGGTGTATTGCTTAAAGCAACGTTTAGGTTATAACCAGCATCAACATTAGGTGAACCTGCTGTGTTTGAACCGCTCTCTATTTTAATACCTGCCATAAATTACTCCCTAGTCTGCCCAAACGAAACGACACATTATCGTTCCTGTTAATTGTAGTGTGCTTGTAGCTTCTGCTAAAAATAAATCTGTATCTTTAAATGTTGGATAAGCGCCAAATCCTAGTGAACCTATTAGCCTATGCTCTTCTGCGCTATGCTCTGTTGTGCTATCTGTGCCACCGATATATATTTCAACATTACTACTAGCAAACATGCCAATAGCCTCTACAAATACCTCTGCTGATTTAGTTGAACCTTTACCAGTTCCAAAGTCAAACGTAACCGTTCCTTGTCCAGTAGCCATTAAGCATTACCCTCTGTTATTATTCCTGAGCTAGTTGTTACCACGTCACTCACAGCAATAACAGCATTAGTCACAATAATATTAGTGCCACTTGTTCCAACCGTTAAACCTTCCATTACCATGGTGGTGCCATCAGATTTAAATAACCTAGCTAGCGCAACTGTGCCAGCTCCAATAGCTGTAGCATCAGCAACAGCGTTTAGGGTTAGTGTTCCACCTGAAACCGTGCCAAATGTAGCAGCGCATGTGCTAGTGTATAATACTGTAGCATAAGCGGCAGTATAAACCGTAAGTTTAGCCGTTGCGCCAGCTTCAGTAACTATTGCTGTTGAGCGAGCATTACGTAATGTTGTATTTAGTTTAATTGCCATTTACATTCCCTACTCAGTCACAACGCCACGATAAACGCGACCATCAGGCGCAGTCATCTCAACTGATTTAGTCTTAGGCTCTAGCATCTTCTCAAGTATGGCTTGATTAAGTTCAGCAGAGCGAGCAACGGTATCAGCTAGTATATCAATAGACTCCGCGTTTCTTTGCACCTCTTCTGGCATCCTTAATTCCATTGCTTCTTTCTCTAAAGCCAATCGCTCTGTCTCAGCTTTAAACTGTTCAATCTCAATCTTCTTACTTTCATTCTGTGCTTTTAGTGCATCAACTTCAGCTTTATACTCATTGCTATTGGCTTTCTCTATCAATTGCTGAGCCTCTTGTTCAGCCTCTTGCATTGCTTGGTTAGCCGCTTCAATCTGCGCTTGTAATTGTTGTATAACTTGGCTTGCTTGCTCTTTGATTGCAGTTACTTCTTGAGACTCGCCGCCCTCTGGTTGCTCTTGCAATTGTGGAGGCATCATCTTTTTAAGTCGCTCGCCTATCTCTTCGGCATATGGCATATCCATTGCTTTAAATAGTAAGTCACCAACGATAGGCATTAAATCAGGGCTTGACTGTACCAATTGAGTGATAAACTCAGCGCCTTCTTCACGCTTGCTAGCAAAGCTTGCGCCAGTCGTAGCAATAACATCATACTTGCCAACGCCTAAGTTGTATATTTTCTTAATAGCGTTATCTTGTCCACGGACTTCGGTAATAGCTTCTTTTTGAGCTGGGTCAATCTGTGCAAACTCTTGTGAACCATCTTCACCTAATATGCGAATAATACGCTGTTGGTCGTAGTACTTAGGAATAATGTCAACAATGATTCTGCCAGCATGAGCCACAGATTTAGCTAGATTATCAGGAAAGTGGAATGTTGCTACATCACCTTGCTGACGTTGTGCGTTTAATGCTCTACCGCTCTTAGCATTACTATCTTGACCAATACTTGCTTGATACATGCCTAAACCAGCTTGTATGTCATGCTCAGATGTTTCAATATCTTGCAGCAATCCAGTTGGAACGCCTGCAAAGCCTTGACGCTGAGGAGGAGGCGCCATCTGACCGTTAGTTGTTACTGGGTCATATTCCATGTAAGCATAGTTCACGCGGTTAGCATTTTGCCATCTACGTGAAGCTGTTTTAAATTGACCCACAGCACCAATGAACGGCGCTTTCATTGTTAAGCTTAATGACTCGGCAATAGTAGAGCGGTTATAGTTATACATCCTTTGCGGGTCTTTAGCGCCTCGAACGATACCGCGCCAATACATGCGACCATCAACCACAGTAACAATGCCAAATACTGGAATAATAGGAATATACGAGCCTGCAAATTCAGACTCTTCTAATACTTCATTGCCTGATAACTTAGCCCATTTAATTACTTTACGCTCTGACTTGCGCCTGTCAATCACATTAGGCGCGTCACCTTGACTGTATTTAGTCTCGTACTCGCTTAAATAGATAGAGTCGCCAGTGTCTAACAATAACAGCTCATCTTTAACGTAATCACAATAGAAGTATTCCGCTAACCTTAGTTCATTCTCTGCAATCCATGTGTTTGTATCACCAGTAGAGCTAACCCATTCGCATTGGTCTTTGTCTGGGTACATTTTCTTGAATGCTTTACGTGTCACCATCTCAGTGATTAAACACTCTTTTTGGTCGCTGCCATCAATCTCGTAACTATCAGGGTCACGATAGACGCTGAAACGATTAGCTATTTTCTTTATCTTAATCTCTTGCTGGAATGAGCTGCCGATGTATTCAGTAACAATACGAAAGAAACCAAGACCACTATCAACTGAGCCTTCACTAGCCCAATCATAGGCTAAATCTGCTTTAGACTCTGATTCAATATGACGAATAATACCATCATAAACTTCAGCTACTTCTATATCAGCATTGTCATCAACAGGTCGAACTCTTATAGATGGTGAGTTCATGCGGATGTTATTGACAATTTGATTTTTGTACTGATTAACTTTGTCAACAGTTAAACAAGGTCTTGCGCCTTGTGGGTCTGATTCGCGTATGCGTCTGATTTCTTCAGGCCACTGTTGAAGTAAGCCAACAAACCTAATGTCGTCTAACTCATCAGTACGTTGAGCAGCCTCATATGCTTGAGCGCGTTCAAAAAACGCCTTTGCGTTGGCTAACACATCAGTTTTATTGTCTTTATCCATATTTAGCTCATCCACGCATTTTCACCATAATACTCATTATCGCTATTGTCATCAAGAGATTTGTCAACTATTTCTGGCCATGTAGTATAAATATCATGAATACGTGCTAAACAATCCATCATATCATCATGTTTTCCAACTGGAAATGCTGCATATTCTTGCTCAATAAAATCGTCAGTTAACTCTCTTACTATTCCTTGAAAGTCTGTTTTATGTAGCGTTTCTGGAAACCATACTCGCTTTGCCTCAAACAATGGAATCATGCGCCTAATTCTATCATTCTTAGGCGTTGCACCTCCAACCTCAGTTACATTAAAACGATAGTTCTCACGCTCTTGCCTATCTTTTATGTGGTCAATATCTGCTTGCATACCGTATTTTTCATAACCAACATTCAAAGGTTTATGCTCTTTGTGTAACTTAAATAATAAGTCTGCGCGCTCTGTAAGATTTAATTTATCACGAATCATGTCAACAATATAATAGTTATTGTCTTGCCCTAACAATAAAACAAATATTGACGTGTAATCGCTAGTCTTTTTCTTTTCACTAGCAGGGTCAACTAAGATATATTTATTGCCAATAGTCGGTTTATTCTTATAACGCATTACCCATTCTTTTTTAAATTCCCCACCGCTAGCTGGTCTTGGTTGCTGTTGATATAAGGCTAGCCAGTTTCTTGGGTCACGCTTAGCTTGTGTAATCATTTCAGGTGTAAACCATTCAGGCCATAGCGGCTCACCTTCTTCACGCCCTAACGGGTCATTAGGCGATGCTTCCATACTAAGACTTAAAACTTCCCATTGTTCTCCACCTTCACTAGCATCTTGCAACAATCTCCCCGCAAGGTCATCCTCATGCCAACGAGTCATAATTAATATGATAGATGCTCCAGGCTTTAGCCTTGTGTAAAAATCAGCCTTATACCATTCCCACACTTTTGCTCGACCTGTTTCACTGTCAGCATCTTCACGTGATTTAACAGGGTCATCAATAATACCTAAGTCTGCGCGTCTACCAGTAACAGAACCGCCAACACCTACAGCGTAATAATCTGAGCCGCTTGTAGTTTCCCATCGCCCAGCCGCCGCGCTATCTGCGCTTATTGTGCATCCAAATACATTTGAATAGTCAGAGCTGGCTACAATGTTTCTAACCTTACGCCCAAACCTGTCAGCTAGTTCGCTAGTGTGACTTGCTCCAATAACAGATTTAGCTGCATTGCGCCCAAGATACCAAGATGGAAATAATACTGATGCGTATGTTGATTTAGCTGAACCAGGAGGGAGAAATAACATAAGGCGTTTAATTTCACCTCTTTCAACAGCCTCTAGCTTTTCAATAATTAATGCGTGGTGTTTAGCTGGGATGACGCCATAATCAATGTATTCAATGAATTGGGTTAGATGTGCTTTCGCTATCCGTCTGCTCAATAACTCTTTCGCTGCTTGCGATGGCGATAAGCTCATTGTCTGATAATTCTCTGACGTGTTTTGTGATGTTAACATTAGTAGTTTGAGCAGCTTTCCCGTCTAATCTATCCGTAACATATTCTATAGCCCATTTGTCGCCTTCTGCAAACATTTCCAATACTTTTTCAAGCCCTGCGCGAAGTTTCTTACTATCGTCTTGAATAACAAGTCGCTCTAATAATGATTGAACGCGCTTAGAGTTTTGACCTAGCTGATTGCCTTTTTCAAATGCCATGTGTGCAAAGCTTATGATTTTGATTATAAATTGTTTTAAACATTGAAATTATCTGTATATATTCGTAATAATGGAGCTTGTTTTCTTCTTTGCTAACTGTTCGAATAACATTGGCGGAACTGGAACTCTTAACATAAGCTTTGGACTATCTTGCACCTTAATAAATCCATGGCGTTTATACATTGACTCCAATATATCTTCGGTTATTGTATCATCAATCGGTCTGACTTCAAGTAGTAATGCAGTTTGCGTAGCGTCAGCCTCTTTACCCAGTTTGCTTAATAACGCTTTTGCTAATCCTTTTCTGCGCATATTTTCTGGAACATGTAGGTCAGTTATCCATTTAATGTTTTCTTTAGATAATCCAGCCTCTTCACATGGTGAAAGTGTACATTTTGCATCACCTACTTCGTATAAATCCATTATCATTTATAACCCTTATTTACCAACATAATACCTGCCTGATTTACCACAAGATGAAAAAATTACACTTCCCAATAATCCATATTTTCTTTGACCATCACAATATGAATGATTTGGCTTAACTTCACCTCTAACTTTCTCATATTCAGCATCTGTAATCCTTGTGCATTTATCATACTTTACTGTAAATTCAGCTTTATAATGCTTACAATCCTTACAAAATTTCATGATTATTTATCCTTTAATTTTATTGTGCCTTTCGCTACCGTAGCGGCACAGACTACGACATATTGCGCTATTATGTTCTTGTAGCTAGTAACTTTATGACCGCGTACAGTCGTTACATGTTTATAAGTATAATGATATTCAAGTAAATGTAAAGCGTTATCTATCTTTTAAGTAATCATCAATAGTTTGTGCAGCAACTAACCAATCCCAGCATGCCGCGCTTTGATAACCTTGTGTTAGAGCGTGTCCTGCAAACTCTCTTTGCTCTTTGCTTAATCCATTCTTATTAGCTTTCATCTCAATGAATAATCCATGATGATGCTTATTAGGTACAGCTAAGAATAAATCAGGTACGCCACGTTTAACGCCTTCAGCTTTCAATTTAACTGCAGTCACAATATTACGCTTTGCACCATTAGGAATAGCAAATAATGCAAACTCAGGTAACCTGTAATTCTTATGCTGCAATGTCCACCATTTTATTAATGCTACTTGTAAATCGTGTTCAGGCTGATTCATTTTAAGAGCTTCTTAACTTGATTTAATAAAGCATCTTCACTGCCGAAGTTTTTCTCAAATGCTTTTTGTCCAGCATGTATAGCAGTGCCATAATTACCAGTTCTATGATGTACTGGGCATAATGGTATTGCATGTAAATAATCGTTTCTTTGCCCCATTCCCATTCCCATACGCAAATGATGTATCTCAGCAGGTGATTTACATATTAAGCAACCTAATGCCGCAACCTTATCTAAATATTGCTTCTCTACTTTACTCACCATGTCATACCCATGCTTGAACCTATGCCGCGATATTCTGTTTTACGTGGTGCTGAGATATGGCGCATTTTTACTACTGTAATATGCGATGGCGTTTCTCCAATCTCATCATCTTTAGCAATCTTGTTAATCATATTTTTAAGCGTGCCGTTTAACCTGGCTGAATTAGTCCTGCGCACGTTTACTGGTTCATATTCGCTTACATCATAGCTATCACGAATAGCCGTGTAATGTATTGAAAATCGTTTATATATGCCGACACGTAAAACTTCAGTAGATAGATATGGATTATCGCCTTCTGCTAATCGCTTGAGATAATTGCCAGCCGTAGCAGGTGACATTTTAGCAATCTTTGATACATCGAATGCGTTCATTGGTCGAATCTTGCAAGCGTCTAATGCTCTGCTTATTCCGTCTAGTATTTGTTGGTCTTGTTTAAATAGTTTCATAGTTTAATCCTTAAAATAAAATCCAATTTCCGCACCAAATCTCTCTATAGCATCTTGATATTCAGCCATAGATTTAGTATTTATCTTAGTGGTGCTTTTAATTACTTCTACATTCTCACCATTAACCGTTTTAAGCTCACGTAAGAACTTGTAACCCATAAGTTGGTGCACTTCATCAGGTGAGTGTCCGATATGATGCCCTAGCTCTGTTAATAGCTTCCAGTATCGAGAATTTTGCTCTGTAGAACGTGTACTTTTAAATGGTACAGCTTTAATCGACCATCGTATCATAGGGTCTAGTCTAGCTATCTGTTCGTTTAGATATTCTACGTTACGCGGTATTGATTTGTCCAATGTGTGATTGAATGTCATTTTAGTTCAACCTGCTCGTCATATCCATTGGAATGATAGCTTCAACCAATTCAGGTTCAGATAATCCTAAAGCATCTGCATGTTGTGTTACTTCTTCATAAGTTCCTACAATATGCATTGAATAGCTATATCCTGCTGATTCGTACTCTACGCTATAAATTTTGCTTAGTGTGTTCATATTATTCCAGTCTAGTTAGCATTTAAAGCTTCTTTGGCATATCGTAGTGATATGTCAGGATAGTTTTTAGGATTAGCAATAATCTTACGCGCCCAATTTTTATAATCTGTTTTAGGCTTAAGTTCTTTTGCTACATAATTATTTAACTTCTCAATATTAAGCTTGTTATTTTCAATATTATTATGTTTTGTTAATGCAGCATACATCACTGGTTTTGGCTTACATAAATTTAATATATCTTTAATAGTTGGTAAATCAGATTGAGATTTAAGCCAATCATCAAAAGCAACCTCAACAATATTAAAATCATGTACTGATAATTTATTAAACCAATAGCTCATTGTTTCTTTATCAGGTTGATTCCTTCCGCATGATTGCCATGTAATCTTAATCATAGAGGCGAACTTCTTAGCATCATTTTCATATATCATAAATATCCTTTTTAAAACGGCATAGTTTCAGAACTGGTATCAGACGGTTCGTCATCCCATCTATTTCCATTAAGGTAGGTTGTAGCCATTGGAACATATTGACCATTATCATCAGTCCATTTCTTAGTTTGCTTTTGCCAAGACAACGAGTTTAATATTTTATCAATAGGCGGTTTGTTAGCTACCCATGATTCTAATGCTTTGTACTTACCGTCTTTATTTGGATAAGATGACCAGAACTCTAAAAAATCAGGATAGTCGTTATAGTCTAATTTTTCTTTAGATTTTTTTTGTGGCGCCTTACTATTTATAGTAGATGTAGATGAAGTAGAAGATGTAGATGAAGGGGTTGTCTTAAGGTTAGCATTAAGGTTATCCTTATTTTTACCCATTAAATTAGGATTACCTCCCTTGTAACCACCGTCAGCTCTAGCTTGACGTATTTCTTCATCACGAATCATTCTACGAGAGTAAATGCAATTGCTAGCATCAGTTGAATATACACCAGCATCACTTAACTCTAACAGCCACCCTTCCACTTCATGTAAGGTTGAACCTGTCATACGTGCAAGGTTGGCATTAAGGATAACCTTATCGTTAACCTTAAGATAACCATATTGTGTGCCTTGATGCATAATGCAAAGCATATCAATCCACAACCCTCTAGCGCCAATTGATACCATTCTTAATGCAGCATCAGTCAACCAGTCGGCAGGATAGAACTGAAATGATGGTCGTTTCATTTCTCATCCTTTAAAAATTCGTATTGAGATACACTCATAATAAATGTCCAAAAAAAAGCTATCACCTGCAAACTCATCTTTCGATGTTGGAAGAACGGTTTAGTACCGCCAGTTTGCATGTGATAGCCCACTAAAATCCCCTTCCACGAGGTTGTAACATAAAGGTTACAGTTAATATATTACTTTATTATTCCTAATAAATCAATCAATAAAACAATATTCAGCAACAGTACACGCTTCATTAAACTGGTTCATAACTTCAACTTTATTGGTGACAATGTTATGACCATCTTTGCGAAGTTTTAGCACGGTATCTGATAGTCGATAGATGCCTAATTGCATCCAGGACTCTAGCGGGTTTATTGTCTTATGCTTGGTTAGATAGTTTAATAGTCTAGTTTTCTGTGTCATTTTGTTATCCTATTAATTATTTAATTTAGCCATACTAATGTCAGACGAGCAATATGTTTTGTTTAATCGTTGATGCAAAATGTGCATCTTATGCCATCCATTCACTCTATAAAGTTTCTTAAATAGATTATACATAGACTTACTAACAACTTTACTCTCTTTAAATCTAGAAATTCCAGACCAATAATGGTCATAGTTCATAACTAAACTTTTACCTTCTTCAGCATAAAAATCTCGTAAAGTATACATTTTATTCTCCAGTGTATAGTTCGCAAAAATCCCATACAGCAGGTGGATAATCTGAGGTAAAACTAGTATGCCCACCAGCCCAAGCCATAGGTTTTCCTGACTCAGAAACTCCAGCAAAATGCCTTTTAATTTTCTTGTCATCGCTGTACCATACCAATACTTTCGCATCAATTGGTATATCTGCGTATGGTGATACTTCGATTAGGTCAAGGCTATTAGCGCTATCGTCCCAATAAAAACCGCCATGTTTAGAGAATTTTGCAACATACTGGCTTCCATCTTTTAAGCTAGTCATTAAACAAGCTACTGGATAATCATCATAATTCATATTGATAATTAGCGGCTTTGCTTCAAAATTTCCATCCCTAGTTTTATACTTCTTATCCATTGATATTTTATTCATGATTATTCCTTTAATAATTAATTAACGAGATTGAATTGTAACTATATTTATGCGTTTGTGTAAAGTATTTTATTTAATTGCAAAATATATTTGCATTTTTTGTAAAACGTGGTAAAGTTACACATCGCAGCAAAAAAACGTGTTTAAAAATTAAGGAGCAATGGAAATGATGAATTATCAACCAGTAGTAACAGGTTCTAAAGAAAACGGTTTTTACGCTTTAGTAGTTCGCATTGATGCAGACGGTCAAGAAAATGTGTTACATGGTTATAAAGGTCGTCATTTTGCAACACGTGAAGCAGGTATTAAATCTGCAACTAAATACATTAAAACAAAATGCAATTAATTTATACAACAGACAACAGAGCGCCAGTTGTTTGGATTATGCAAGGCGATAAAAGACTTGCTGGCGTTCACTGGGGATTGCATGAAGGTAGAAGTGACTTAGCTCAACAGTTCGCAGATAAGTTAGTTCAAGCGCTAAACAAAATTGAGAGGAAAAATAAATGTTAGCAATTGATTTTGATATGCCGATGTTCTTTGAACAACGTAAGCGCCTATTTTCACTAATAGACCGCGAGCTTGTTCTTGATAATCACCACAAGAGCTACGAAGGCAGGATGGAGCTTTGCTTTAGCAACCGTTTTGAATATGATGAAGACAATCCAACTTTAACGATTGAATTGTCATGTTATGTGGCGCCAATAGATGGCAGGGGAGCAAGCTTCAAGCATCAATTTGAACTTGATAACTTTATGGACAAATGGGAATTAGAATTAAAGATTTCAGAGGAATAATAAGTATTACACAAATAATAAATTGAAGATTATAACCACGACAATAATATTGAGGATTAAATGATGATTACCGAACAAATGATTGAAGAAAAATCAGAAGAATTGCTAGCTGAATATATTGCAGATGATGAATACTTAAATGATGCTTTATGTGACTGTTTTGCAGAAGTTCGGCAAATGGTAGCGGCTGATAATATTGATGATAAGTTAAGCGCATTAGATGCTTTTGTAAGTAAGCTTAAAAATCCATATTTAGGCGATACATTCCACGCAGAAGCTTACGAATTTTTAAAAGACCAACAAGCGAGAGGTGATTAAATGGAATACGCATTTTGGATTATGATTTGCTTAATAGCATGCTTTGGAGTATTGGCTATTTTTGGCGATAGTATGATTGAACCAATTGAAGCTTATACAGAATATGACGGAGAGTTTAGCGAGCCTATTCGTAATAATGAGAATGGATATACAAATGACTGATGACGGAGGGTTACAGTTTTGGCAAGAGTATCAACAACAATTTGCGCAACAATTAGAGGATTTAGAAAATGAATATTTACGAAAAATTAATGAAAGCTCGAATAACACTTCAATCAATGGAGTTAAAGAAAACAGGCAACAACAAATTTGCGGGCTACCAGTATTTTGAACTAGGTGACTTCTTGCCGCAAACGCAAACAATATTTAATGACTTAGGCTTATGCGGTATTGTGAGTTTTGGTGAATTAGTAGCGACATTGAAAATATGTGATACGGAAAGCGACAATGTTATTGTTATTGAATCACCAATGAAAGAAGCTAATTTAAAAGGCTGTCACCCTATCCAAAACTTAGGTGCTGTTGAAACTTATACGCGCCGTTATTTATGGGTTACGGCTATGGAGATTGTAGAGCATGATGCAATCGACTCAAGCGACAATTCAGAAAAGCCAGCACAGAAAGCGCAACCAGTAAAGACTGGCATTACTGATGAACGATTAGCAACCGCCATTGAGAAAATTATCAACGGAGAATATACAAAAGAAAAGTTAAAGTCTAGTTTTGCATTAACTCAAAATCAACACGATTTATTAATCAGCAAGGTAGGTATGTAATGAATTTATATCAAACCACGGCACTGGCTCAATTACAAAATTACGTAGACGATGACGGAGTCATTGACATTGATAGCTTCAACCGTTCGCAAGTAGCATTAAAAGATAAACAGCAAGCGGTAGTTGCATATCTTAAAAATGAAACTGTGAATATTGATATGCTAGAGTTAGCAATTAAAGAGCTAACAGCAAGAAAGAAGGCTATGCAATCGCGCCATGACAGCTTAAAAGATTATTTGCTAGTCAATATGAAGGCTAATGACATTACAGAGATTACGGCGGATAACTTCACGTTCTCAGCTAAGATTAAGAAAAATCCGCCTAAGTTGATTATTGATGATGCAGGTAAGATACCTAGTGAGCTTTATATCTACCCAGTAGCGCCAGAGCCATATCCTGATAACGCTGCTATTAAAGAAAAGTTAAAGCTAGGCGAAGTAATAGAAGGCGCACATTTACAACAAGACGACAGATTAGAAATTAAATAAAGGAAAATATATGGCAATTTAGTATATAATTGATATAAGTTACATATCGGAGTTTAAAATGTTAAAAGAATACGCTTGTTCTAATTGCAATGAAATCTACATGCGACACCCAAAGCAAGTAAATGCTGTAATAAAAAGGTCTGGGAAATGGAGGTGTATGAGGTGCTCTGCTGCTATAAATAGCAAGTTAATTTCAAAGCCTGTTGGATACATAAGAAAACATAAACAATCTGGTTACTTGGATATAAAAGTTGATTCAGGTTTTATTCGTTATCATAGATTTGTTATGGAGTCTCATCTAGGTAGAAAATTAGAAATTAATGAGGATGTTCACCATATAGACGAAAATATATACAACAATGAATTGAGTAATTTAATGCTTGTCTCTCATGGAGAGCATACTAGATTGCACAATTTAGGTGGTAAATTAAAGCAATCAACTAAAGATAAAATATCCAAAGCAAATCAAAAATTAATGCATCATCAAGTAGTAGAAATAAAAAAGTTGTTAAAGGATGGTGTAATTCAAAGGCTTATATCTATAAATTTTAATGTATCGCCTATGGTTATATCAAGAATTGCAAGAAACTTAACTTATAAAGGAATTGTATGAATTCGTGGAATTTTACAGGAAATACGGGTGGCGATGCTATAACTAAATTCTTAGCGAGTGGCGATGCTATCACATCATTTTCAGTAGCAGTTAAAGCTGGTTATGGTAAAAATGAAGTTACATCATGGGTTAATTGTAGCATCTATGGAAAGCGAGGGGAATCTGTATCTCCTTTAATTAAAAAAGGTGCGCTTATAGGCATTACAGGTGAGGGATTGCTTAGGACATGGGATAAAGATGATGGAAGCAAAGGCTCAAGTTTAGAGGTGCGTGTAAACGATGTAACATTACTTGGCAAACCTACTGGTGAATCCGTATCACAGCAGCCTAAGACAAGTAACACGAATAATAAAGCTGGTTTAGATGGTAGCTTTAAGGCTGGCGATGATTTTGAAGACGACGTGCCTTTTTAACCAATGCTAACATGGCATAAATCAGTAATAGGCAAACACACTAGCGATACGGCTATTCAGCATAAGAATCACGTTATCGCTAGATTTGTAACCTATGTTAACAATGAGCAAGTGAAGCGTTACGCCTTACATGATGTGTCAACTAATCCGCATACATTCATAGCATGGTTTAATGATTCAGATAGCGCTAAAAAATATTGTGAGAAACTTTATGACAAGTAACGAAATAAGAGAAAAGCTTAAGCAGCGAAACTTAAAACAAGTTAGCCGTTCAACTGGAATAATCTACTCAAGGCTATATTCATTTATGGCTAATCCAGGTAAAAACATTCGGCATGATGATGCGCTAGTGATTATTAAATATTTAGCAGAAAACTAAAATAACAGTTTACTTTTGTTTATTTATATAATAATATGTATTTACTTTATTAAATAACTTTAAGGATTGATGAAATGTTAATTGAGATTAAACATCGCTATACAAACAACGTGCTATTTTCTTGTGAATCTGAAAATATGCGAGATGCTGTATTAAATGCAGTTAAATGCTCTGCTGACCTAAGCTCCGCTGACCTAAGCTCTGCTAACCTACGCTCTGCTGACCTACGCTATGCTAACCTACGCTGTGCTGACCTAAGCTCTGCTGACCTAAGCTCTGCTAACCTACGCTCTGCTGACCTACGCTGTGCTGACCTAAGCTATGCTGACCTAAGCTCTGCTGACCTAAGCTCTGCTAACCTACGCTCTGCTGACCTACGCTGTGCTAACCTACGCTCTGCTAACCTATTTGGTGAAGAATTAGCAATAACACCAATATTTATCAACGGTCTTTATTGGAATGTAACAATCACAGAATCATTCTTAACTATTGGCTGTAAAAGATTACAGCATAAAGAATGGAAGTTATTCACTGATGATGAGATTGCAGAAATGGACAGTAACGCATCTAAATTTTGGCAATCAAATAAATCATGGTTACTTTCAGCTTGCAAATCTCATCGTAAAGAATCGTTAGCATATCGTAAAGCTAATCCTGAAAGTAAATAATGGCATTTAACTACGATAAATATGACAAAGTTATCCACTCGCAAATAACCGATATTCTTAATTATTGCCAAGATAGCAAGCGTATCAATGAGATTGTTAAGCATGTAAAAATCTGCAAAATGACACTAGGTAAACTATCTGCAAGATTAGTAGACGAAGGTTATTTGCAAGCTGGGTATATTACATATGAAGGTAGATTGCATAGGTTATTTGTGACTATTAAAAATTATATTTCGCTAGATAGTTTTATTGCTGCTGAAAAGCAAGCGCGTAAAGATAAGTTAACCAATGTAAAAAAAGCACCATTAGCTAAAGTATATTTAATGGATGATAAAGCAGGAATAGAGCGACATGAACTAAATGCTAGCATTAGATTAACACTAAAAAAGTCTGCTAATAATTATGTTAGCGGTTCAACATTAATGATGTTTTAAGGATTAATATGAGTATAACTATTGGTAAGGCTACTATTCACAACATGGACTGCATGGAGCTTTTAAAAGCAACGCCTGATAAGTTTTATGACTTGGCTATTGTTGATACTCCGTATGGCATAGGTGAGAACGGTGATGGAAATAAATCACGTGGCAAATTAGCGGTTGCTCAAGATTACAAATCATTTGCTGGTGGTGATACTGAACCTGCATCCGCAGAGTTCTTTAATGAATTGGTAAGAGTTAGTAAAAATCAAATTATTTGGGGCGCTAATCACTTTGCAGACCGCTTGCCATGCCCTAAATCACCTTGCTGGATTGTGTGGGATAAAGTTAATGGTGAAACTGATTTTGCTGACAGTGAGCTTGCTTACACATCATTTAAAACTGCTGTAAGAAACTTTCGTTTTCAATGGCAAGGAATGCTTCAGGGTGATATGAAAAACAAAGAGCAACGCATACACCCAACACAAAAGCCAGTAAAGCTATATGAATGGATACTCACCAACTACGCAAAACAAGGCGACAAGATTCTTGACACGCATCTTGGTTCAGGCAGTCACGCAATCGCTTGCAACAATTTAGGCTTTGAGCTTACAGCTTGCGAACTAGACAAAGACTACTACGAGGCTAGCATAAAGCGTATTCAGCAAGCCACAGCGCAAGCTAGAATGTTTTAACAAACTAAGGGGCTACTAATCCTCATAATACCGACTTATCGGCAGCTTACAGCGAATATATGCCTAACTAGACGCACCCTTTCAGATTTCATGCGAACATTACGGGTTCAACGCGGCAGTAGCATAAAAATTTACCGCATAATATATTAAAATAAGATTGCTTTTTATAAACATAGTATGATAAGATTTGTTTACTAACTTAAATAACAGGATGAATAAGATGAAAGATTACGCAAAAATAGACACTAGCGATAAAAAGCCATTAAATGAAATTGCTATGGAATGTTTTGTAATGACTGGCATCATGATTACTGGCTTCGCATTGTTTGCATGGGCTGTAGCATGAAATATATTACACAAGGTGTAATTCTAGTATTTGGCATTATTGTTTGGTTGCTAACATTCAGCGCTTTAATTATGGCGTTATTCAGTTATGAAATCATTGGTAAACAGCCTGACAACGCTTGCGTAGAGGTGCGTATGACGCTAAATAAAAACGAGGTGCATGTTATGTGCGGAAAATTAACAAAGGGTATCGAATGAAGCCAAACCAACATAAACTAATCAGCCTAATGACAGAGCATAATCTAAAGGCTAAAGATGTGGCAGAAATGCTAGGAACTAAAGATGGCACGGTAAGAGTATGGCGCTGCAATATAAGTATCGATATTCCTGATACAAAATTACAGTTGCTTGAGTTGTTGATGAAGAATAAATGAATCCTTGCAAGGTAGTTAGCACTTAGTGTCAATCCAAAGAGTGCCTAGCCCATGAAACATTCAATTGTTTTTGAGAAATCAAAGTATAGGCGAGTGTTGATTGGAGTAGGTATTAACAAGTAGGAATATTTAACTAAAGGAAATGAGAATGTATGAATACTATCTTGCAACTTTTTCGCTCTCCCTCGCGCTCGGACTCTACATCGGACACTGGCTGGGAAAATCACAATCAGAAATCGAATATCAGCGAGGCTACCTTGATGCAGTCTGGCAATTCTGGATTGCAGACGTTAAATCAGCACTCGCCAAGAACAATGCTAGTAGCTCAAGCGTCAGTAAACAAAATACTAAGTAAAGACTGGTTATCTATTTGCGAAGTTGACACATTAATTGACTTACTAGGCAAAGGTAATAGAAAGTCTAAAGTTTACAAAGAGCTTCATGCCTTACATTGTGTACATTACTCAGATATGCCTAAAGTTTTGCGCGACCAAATACCTAACATGATTAATGAATTGCTAACAGATGAGCCAGTTATTAATAGCGCAGTATCAACGGCATTAAATGGCGTGTTTTAACTGATAACAGATGAGCGGAGTAATGATGAAAACAACAATCGAACTGTTGGAAGATTTAAAAGTAGAGGCTATATATTGCAAGCATAGCAATGACGAGATTGGCAATCATCACTATGAATGGTCTTTTGAATTAGATAAACTCGAAGCCTTCCGTCTAGCTGTCGAGGCTGATTTTTTGTGGAGGTGTGAATGTGTTGCTGAAGTTGTTGAGTTTAGAATGGCTGAATTTTCAAAACCAAGCGCAACATTAAACTGGATTAATCCCAACTTAGATATTGAACAAAAGCTCTACACCTTACCAAAGGAAACGAAATAATGGAATTTCATTGCAATGAATATGCAAGCTTATTAAGGGATGAAGCCATTCATAACGAATGTGTTCAGAGTGACCCACATTGCCCAAAACTGCATGGTTATTTGTGTGCTAGAGGCTGTTTTGAAATAACCATTGATTTACAAACTATGACAGTAATTGAAAGTGAATAAATAATGAGCGATTTAATTAGTAAGAAATTCTATGACTATTAAACTTGAACTTAAAGGCATGGTTTTTAATAGACTAACTGTTATAAATCAATCTGGTGTGAGTGCTACTAAAAAAGCTATATGGGAGTGCCTTTGCGAATGTGGTCACAAGTTAAATGTTGTAGGCTCTAATCTTAAAAACGGCAATACAAAATCCTGTGGATGTCATAAAACGGAGCTTCTAAACAAATCTAATAAAACTCATGGACTAACTGATACGCATGAGCAATATGCAGTATGGAGAAGCATGCACGGAAGATGCAACAACCCAAAGGACAAGAGCTACAAAAGATATGGCGGACGCGGTATTAGAGTGTGTGATAGGTGGAGGGATTTTTCTTTATTTATAAAAGACATGGGAGAAAGACCATCAAAAAAACATAGTATAGATAGAATAAATAATGACGGAAATTATGAGTCTAATAACTGCAGGTGGTCTACAAGTGCAGAACAAGCTCATAACACATCTAAAACAAAGCTTACTAATGAGAAAGTAATATATATCCGCAGCTCATCAAAGTCAGCTGCTGAACTTTCTAATGAGTTAAAGGTGTCAACAACACTTATTTACGATGTGCGTGAATGTAAAGTTTGGAAGAATGTGCCAGCCACACCAATACCCCTAATCAAAAGTGAGAATGAATTATGAAATTGATTGATAAAGAAGCTTTATTGGAAGCTATTGACGAAGATAGGTTATGGCCATCAATTGTTGTGGCAATGAAAGACCTAATCAACTCAGCCCCTGCGGTTAGTGGTGATGCTGTAGCTTGGATGAATGACGAAGGTCACGTGCTATCAAAAATAGCTAAAGAAAATTATATAAAATGTAACTGCGAAACTGGCTACAAAGGCTACAACATTAAACTCTACCTAGCACCACCACAGCCACAGTCACAGGCAGTGGAAGATGCTTTGGAGAAGGCGTCTGATATTTGTTATGAGATAACAGCAAACACAAAATACCAATCAATTATATGTTATGACATGTCAAGTGAGCTTATGCGAAGAATCCGCAAGCTAATAATAGAGGATAAATGAATATGACTACACAAAGAGAAGCGTTTGAGAAGTGGGCAATGAAATATTACGGCGAAACAGTAATGACATTGCACCCGCCAGAGCATTATTTAAGACCTAATGAATATAGACTTGATACTTACAGAAACGCTTGGGAGGGATATAAAGCCGCACTATCACAACCTAATGAGCCAGTAGCAAGGGTTATACACCAATTTGAAACACCCGAAGGTACTAGAGAAATATTATGCGTAAGACTAGTTGACAGGTTAGATGTGCATACTAAGCTATACACATCCCCACCAAACACATCAGAGCTAGAGCAAGAAAACAAGTTGCTAGAGGCTAGGTGTAAATATTTGATAGAAAAGCTACATGAATCAGCAAGTAACTTTGTTGAGTTTGTTCAAATTGACCACCCAAAAGCATTAGGTGAGCGTGATGCACAGATAGCCGAACTTGAAGTTATATTGCGAGATAGGGATAGCGAACTTGAAATTGAGTATGCAAATGTAGCCGAACTCACAGCCAAATTGGAAAAGATGCGAGAGGCTTTAGCAAATTCACGCAAAACATTAAATGACGTTATTGGTAACGGATTAACCTGCGACAAAATTAGAATGATTATTGATGAAGCATTAGAGGAGTGTAAGTAATGAGTGAAACATGTATGTACTGCGATGAATGGCGTACAGATTTAAATGCTGCGCTCAACGAAATCACCCGCCTAACCGCAGAAGTAGCGGAGTTGCGGAAG